TCAATGTTGCCCATGCTCTTGATACGACGCTGATCTATTAAATAGATCTTGCCTTTATCAATACCGCCTAAGGTGAATACCGTAAAGTCATTTCTCTCATTCAATCCTGCGCTCAGGTCAATCCCTACGCCTATGCAGTCGAATGAGTCCGGTGTTTCGCCTTTGACAATTAGCTCCGGCGAAAGACCGACATCACCCGACTGGACAGCAGTGTTCAAATACTGATATGCAAATGCAATCCTATCTTCTAACTTGCGTTCATTCAGATACTTCATTGACCACATTTCTGGCCAATACGAACGTTGTCTTCCGTCGTCGTCGGTAATTACTGCCTTCTGTACGATCTGCTTCCAGTTGTTCTTGGGTATGAAGAGGGTGGCATGTATATCGTCAAAATGGAATCTAGTCCCCAAACATATTGCCCTAGCTCCCTGGAACATCGTCGGCGCAATAACGTTACTCCACGTCTGTTCCATTTCACGACGAATGTCAGGGTTTGCGATGGACGCAGCGGATTTAATAGGGTCATCGATAAGTACGAGTTGAGATCGCTTAGAGGTGATCGCGCCCTTGAGACCTCCACACGCAATGGTAAACGCCTCTTCGCCCGCTGTATCAATACCTGCAAATTCATAATCAATCGACCAGTATTCGTCGCTACGTTTTATCTTTGATAGTCTAACCATTGGGAATATCTCACGATATTTAGGACTCGTAAGTATTCCTTTGATAGTTGCACTCTTTGCTCTACTAATATCAACCATGTAGGCAATGTACAAAATACGCAGCATCTTCTTTTCAGCTGCATGTCGCCCAATCATCCACGCTGCAAACAATCCAAGTACTGTGCTTTTTGCTGATCCACGTGGCGCAAGGATTGCTGTATTAGGTCCTGCAATTCCGCTCAACACTTCGCTGTCTTCACCTGTGCAAAGTTGATGATGCCATTCCATCATGTGCTTGGCAGCAGGCTTTCCCATGATTTTGCAGAACGCCAGAAAGTTATCCCTTGCTTCTAAAACTTCTTCGCTAGGTGCTTTAGTAGTTACTTTTGTTGCTGTCATCATCGCATTGCGACGATAAGCCATAGAGATACTAACTCCAGACATATGTATACCCTATTTGCCTACATTCTAACGTTCAGCTTCTCGTTGAAATAGGCGATTACGTGCACGAGCTTTCGCTTCCATGATTCTATTCTGCTCTCGTGTGATTGCGTAAGCCATTGCCACTTCTTGTGCGTAGCGAGCAGCTGCTACTTCAGCAGGGTTATATCCGAGAATACTTTCCCACCTCAAATGCGGCATGCCTGGCAGCGCCTTGAAATGGTGAGTGTTCATAGCCGCAACTTGAGCACTCTTGATTTCAGGTAGTTCTGGGATTTCTGGAATCATCAGTTCGTTAATTCTGAATACAGCTTTGCCCAAGTAGCTTGGATTGCATTTTCAATTGCTTCTGCAAACTGTGGATCATCTTTGAAGATCATTGTCATTTCTCTCATGACTTTGTCTGCACCAGCCAAGATTAGTCCACGTTTATCGGTAGACTTATTCATGCGCTCACTTGTTTCTATATGACTCCTGAGTTCTTTCTCAAGTGCTCCCAACCTAGCAGCCCCATTATCACCCTTAATCTCTCCAGACGTAATCGCCATACGAAGCTCTTGAATGTCAGAATGCAGAGCAGTGATTTCGCTATTGAGGATCCCTCTGCGATCAAGCTTCTTGTACTTCATCTTCACCCAACGCGACATATCGTTGAATGAGCCTGGATAATCCAAGATGCCTGCATATACCCAAATTTCAATAATGCTTGGAGTGTATTCAGCAAATTCTTTGAAGTCTTCTGCATCTGCAGCAGGTAGGGAGTCAAGCCATTCGTCTACATAGCTGACGTATACCTTGCTCCCAACTGTCGATTTAGTTTGAGTACTCATCAGAACATTCCTGCCAAACCACGTGCATAGCTGGATTGAGACTTACGATCCCTCTCAGTCATGTCTTGTGACTTCTCGATGGTCTTGCGATCTTGTGCACCTTGACCCTTGATTTGTTGCATTGCCTGGCGGCCCTGCTGGCTTCCTCTAGCAAGATCAGCAGTGCTCTGAGCACCAATGTTTCTCACTGATGCATCGCTTTGCGCACTGATCTGATCGAGTGCCTGTCGCCCTGCTTGTGCACCAGTTCGTAGCTGACCTCTGGTTTCTGCACCAATCTGTCTGACGGCTTGATCACCGCTAGCACCAATCTGTGACAGAGCCTGTTCTCCTGAAACCTGTTGCTGACGTTCTGTTGATCTGTTCTGCTCTCTGAGCTGCCTCATTGCCTCAGCACCCTGTGCGCCGATGTTGGCTAGAGACTGCAGACCGCTTTGTTCGCCTACAGCTAATTGACTTGCAGTTCCTGCCTCGATTTGTTGCAGAGCTTGTAAGCCAGCTGTGGTCTGTTGACGATCCTGGCTTCTCAGTTCACGTCTTTGCATACGTTCTTGAGATGCAGCTTGTGCGCTTATCTGATCCAGTGCTTGCTGCCCTGTCATAGATGAGAGTCGCCGTTCGTTTACTCCTTGTTGCCGCAGTTGCTCAATCGCCTGTTCTCCAGTCATGTTTTGCAGTCGTGCACTTTGGTTGCCTTGCGCACGGATCTGTTGCAGCTCCTGCCGACCAGCGGTGTTCTGCATCCTTTGCTGACTTCGTAGGTTTGCCTGAAGTTGCCGCATCTGCTGTCTACCGGCCTGGCTTTGCAGCCGCACTTGACCTCTGATCTGTTGTTTTCCTTGTTGCAGAGCTTGCTGTCCTTGGAGTGTTTGCTGCGCCAGAGCTTGCTCACCTTGCAGGGTTTGAAGATCTGTCTGTCCTTGGATGTTTTGAGCACCTTGGGCCAGTGCTTGCTCTCCTTGGAGTGTTTGGAGCTGCGTCTGGCCTCTGATCTGCTGTCTTCCTTGGGCAAGAGCTTGCTCACCTTGGAGGGTTTGTAGGTCTGTCTGTCCTTGGATTTGTTGAGCACCTTGGGCAAGAGCTTGCTCACCTTGGAGGGTTTGAAGGGCTTTCTGTCCTCTGATTTGCTGTCTTCCTTGAGCAAGGGCCTGATCTCCCTGAAGGGTTTGAAGTCGAGCACTTTGATCTCCCTGTGCAGTGATCTGCTCCATCTGCTGTTGGCCAGATACGTTTTGCATGCGCTCCTGACTAGCGATGCTTGAGTCCTGTAAAGACTGTTGGCCAGCAATTTGCTGCGCACCTTGGGCAAGAGCTTGATCGCCTTGAAGTACTTGGAGTCCTTGTTGAATATTCCCTTGTGCAGTGAGCTGATCCATCTGCTGCTGCCCAGAGACGTTCTGCATCCTTTCTTGGCTTGCAATGCTGGTGTCTTGCAGAGCTTGTTGTCCTGCAATCTGTTGAGCACCCTGAGCTAAGGCTTGATCACCTTGGAGGGTTTGAAGGGCTTTCTGTCCTCTGATTTGCTGTCTTCCTTGAGCAAGAGCTTGCTCACCTTGAAGGGTTTGAAGATCTGTCTGTCCTTGGATTTGTTGAGCACCCTGAGCTAAGGCTTGATCCCCAGCGACACCCTGCATTCGTTCCTGACTTGCAATATTTGTTTCCAGTTGCTGCATGGCCTGATCGCCTTGCAGCTGTTGCAGTCCTGCCTGAATTTGTCCCTGAACCGTCATGCCTTGACGATCTTGCGCCCCCTGAGCTTCCAGGGTTAGACGGTCTTCTACACCAGACGCTTGTCGCTGATAAATAGCTTGAGTACTTGCGTCAGCTTGTAGCTCTCTTTGACGTGCAGCCTGCTGATCGATATTCATTCGATCTTGATTACCCTGAGATTCCAGGGTCAATCGATCCTCAACACCAGACGCTTGTCGTTGATAAATGGCCTGATTGCTCGCATCTTGCTGCAGCTCTCTTTGGCGAGCAGCCTGCTGATCGATATTCATTCGATCTTGGTCGCCTTGAGCAGCAAGGGTTGTGCGTTGCTCATTACCAGCAACTTGCTGCTGCGCGATTGCTTGTTGGCTGGCCTCAGCTTGCAACGTGCGATTTTCGACACCTTGGGTCAAGATCTGATTTACAGCTTGATTGCCCTGCTCTTGGATGTTTAGTCTGTTCTCCTGACCTTCGAGTTGAGTCTGCGAAGCCTGCAGATTCGCCATGTGCGTTTGAGACAGCGCTTGGCGTTGAGCTTCGTTAGTCGCAAATCTATTCTGATAGTCATATTCAGCACCCATACGGTTCATACCGTATGTGTACTCGTCTTGCATGATCTGCGACTGGTTACGCATCTCCAGATCAGCAGCCTGGTTCATTGCTTGTGAAGCAATGGCCTGGTTCTGATAAGCCATTTGTGTGGCCATCTGCGTGTCAAACGCAGACTGCAACATGTTGGCTTGGAAGGTATTTCTTATTGCTTGGATTTCAGGATTATCTTCACCAGCGTTTGAATATAAATTATTTCTAGCCTGTGTCAGGTTGAAGTATCCGTCACCCATCGCCCGCTGCAGACCTTGCTCAGTGTCGTAGTCAACAGGAGTTCCTGCCATTTGGACTGTATTTTTGTTATCCTTCTTGGCCATATGATGAATGCGGTCACTATTAATTACATTCTACAATGTAGTTAATGAATGGAATTTGATATGCGGTTTGCTGCGGCTTCAAGTATTGCCAACTATATAACTGCAGGCAGGAATGCAGCTCAAGCTGGTGCTAGCACCTTTGAGACTGCTCGGGCATTTGCACCAAACTATGCTGATCTATCTACTGAGCAAATTAAGCAAGATGCACTGACATTTGCTGAGAAGGTTAGAACCGAAGCAGAAACTACGCAAGTTGGAATGAAAACTAAAGCTACAATAGAGCTTGCAGAAATTGATGCAGAGAATGCTAAAACTAAAGCTAATTACAAAAAATCTATGCGAAAAGCTGGTGCCATTGCGGCTGCCGGTCAGTTTGCATCAAAGGCTCTCAGGAAGCCTATTGAGCGCCCTGAGTTTGATGACGGTGGTCTCAGA